GATGACTTCATCGCAGGGACGTATCATTTGCCGGCTGAAGCGGTCGGTATCTACGTCAGGCTGCTTTGCTATCAATGGAACAATGGCAGCATCCCAGGAGACGAAACCGAGCTTGCAAGGATCGCTGGAGTCGATGCCAACGCAATGCGAACGCATATGCGAACGGTTATGCTAAAGTTCATGCCAGACGGATGCGGCGGTTTGAAAAACGAGCGACTTGAAAAGGAGCGGATGCACAAGCTTTCCATCATCGAAAAGGCTAAAGCGTCGGCAGATAGGCGATGGGCCAATAAAAAACCAGGGAATCAGCAAAACCAGGGCGATTCATCGTCATGCGGTGGCAATGCGAACGCATATGCGAACGGACATGCGAACGCATATGCCAACGCAATGCTCCCTACTTCCAACGTCCTACTTCCTACTTCCAATGATAAAACCCCCCTTACCCCCCAAGGGGGAGGTGTTGTTGTCTCTGAGGAAAAACCGAAACAGCCTGAAAAGCCCGCGGGAGATCCTCAACCGAAGCGAACCCGCAAGACTCAAGAGACGATCGGAGAATTCCAGATCCCGAAGCGACTGGACACCCCTGAGGTCCGTAAGGCACTCAAAGACTTTGAGACAATGCGACTTAGGACAGGCAAGCGGATTCGAGATCGCGGGAATGTTTGCCGAGGTTGGGACACTCGATTTGTCGACGTTGCTCACTTGCTAGCCTGCATCGATATCACGATTGCCAACGAGTGGCAAGGCATCGACCCAAAGTACGTTACGGCCGGGCAGGCGTCATTCGGAAGGCCAGAGCGAAAAACGACCGAGGTCCCAGCCCACAGGAGGTTTTAACCGATGAACACTGAAGAAACCCTAAAGGACGAAGAAGCGTTGATTGGCGGGATCCTTTGCAACCCAGAGACAATCTACCAAGCGGCAGAGCACGTTGACAGCAAGTCATTCATTTCCAGCGGGTTTGGGTTGGTTTTCCAAAGCATCCAAACGATGCTTCAGTCTGGATTGCCGGTTACTAGGGCGAATGTGGCGTTGGAGCTCACTAGGGTTAAATCGGTTGATGCGATCGGAGGCGTCAAGAGGCTCATTGAACTACTCGAAGACGGTCAGCCCCATCATGTGGTTTACTACGCAGAGCAAGTTGCAAAGCACGGAAGACGTCGGAGGCTAAGAGATTTCATTGAGGACATCCGAAGTAGATCGGAGGATCCGGCATTGGACCCGTTGGAGTTAGCTTCCGAAATGGCTCAGGCTGTTGGCATCATGGGTGGCGATGACTCCAACCAGAAGCAGATCGGGCAAGTAGTGGTTGAGTTTTTAGAGCAATGCGAACAAAACAAAAAGATTGGCAAGGAATCTGTTTTATCGACTGGACTGGGACCACTGGACACCGCTCTTGATGGTGGGCTACCAGCGGGGTATATCACGATCGGAGCGAGGCCATCGATCGGTAAGTCTGCCTTTGGATCGGAGATTTGCTATCGAGTTGCCAAACAAAATGTGCCGACGTTGTTTGTTAGCTTGGAAATGAACTTTAGACAAATTGCCTCAAGGTTTGTTTTGAGGTCTTCGACCATGACGACAGCGGATCTAAACCGACTGACATACACGCAAGACCAGATCGATCAGGCGTTTTCTAGTGCGTTGCGTGATGCTAGCGTACCGATGGACTTTTGGCACAAACCAGGAGCAACGATCGCCAAGATTGAATCTAGGATCCGTTCCGACATCGCCAAGCGAGGTTGTCGGCTGGTTGTGATCGACTACATTCAACTTGTAAAGGCTCCAGGGTTTACCGAGCCTAGGATGCGTGTAACGCATGTTTCCAACGAGATCCAGCGGATAAGCAAAGAGTTGAATATCCCGATCGTGATGCTGGCCCAGGTTGGCAGGCAATCCGAGGGCGCGATGCCGGAACTAAACGACCTGAAAGAATCTGGAAGCATTGAAGAAGATTCCGACGTTGTTATACTTCTCCACAGGGAGAAGCGGGACAGCGAGGATCTTATCGCCAAGGTTGCAAAACAGCGAAGCGGTGAAATCTCCGAAGCTGGTTTGGCGATGCGTCGAGGTGTTGTTATGTCCCCAGCAGAGTTGGGGCAAGAGTTTCATGGTGATTTTGCGAAAGGGTCTTATTGATGGACTTTCAAAGGGAGATAGAACGCAATCGGTTTAACATGCACGCATCTGCGGCGATCGGTGGGGTTTTCGGTGAGAATCAAACCAGCCGGGAACAGATCGCTAAAGCATTTGAAATAGCAACTCAAATGATGCTTGTGGAATCGCTTGCATGGGAGTCGTACTTACTACGCAAAGCACAAGCAACGATCGACATCAAGCGAAAGGAACAGGGTTTAACCTAATGCCACGATCAATCCTAACAACATCGCAGCCTCAAGCCTTGATCGACGAGGCCAAGCGACAAGCAAGCCTTGAGGGGCTGAACCTCTCGGAGTTTGTTGGCAACGCGATCCGCAAAGCGATCGACAAGCCATCGAAGAAGATCGACAAGGAGATCCAAAATCAAGTGCGGTATAAGCCGAGGGGGGCGAAGTGAAGCTATCGCGATCGGTCGCAGAGCTAGAGCAGCGAGTCAATGACCTTGAGTGCAAACTGCAATCAGCGATCATTGCCAAAGAGAAGGCACAAAAGGATGCGGCTTGGTATCGTGCCAAGTTGCTTGGATTCGTAACGACAAGGTGGATTAAGCAGGAGAGGGAAAGCGATGGCGTTTAAAGAGGGCGATGTGGTTGTCTGGGAAAAGAAGCCTGATGAGAACTGGACGGTAGTTCACCAGTTGGACAGTGAGTCGATTTATATCGTTCGGCATGAGCGTGGAGGGTTTGTGTCGATTCGCGTACCGATCAGCGAGATCAAGCCATTCAATCAATACAACATGGTCAAGCAACCAGTACGCGTGGTCTTGCTAAGCGATGAGTTCTTGACGGCATTCGCGGCGGCTTGGCAGAAGACACCGCTGATTCACAACGAAGAACTAAACACAAGACCAACCTACACAAACGGAGAAATCGTTTAATGAGCGACGCAATCAACCCAGACCACTACAAGCGACTACCAGCGGAAGCGATCTTTATTATCGAGTCGGCTATCGATAGTGCTCCATCGAATCAAGATGCTTACTTGCATGGGCAGGTAATCAAATACATCCTCCGGTGTTGGGCCAAAAACGGCATCGAGGATCTTAAAAAGGCCAAATGGTATTTGGATCGGTTGATCGATTCGTTCGATGAGGATGAAAAACAAAAAGCCTCCGACCTGCAATCGCTGAAGGATTACCCGTTTGGAGAGATGAAACAACCCGCATGGGCTCCAAAGATTCCCGAAGGCTATCGCAAGCTGAAAGATTCATCGGTCGAGCCAAGGAAACTTGGCGATCTTCGACCGAGCATTTCGCAGAAACGCTACATCGAAATCGGCGAGGAAGAAATCGGCTACGCCAACCGCGACAACTGGGCAGCATGCAGGAAGGTCGAAACGCCTAACAGGGAGGAATTCCTTAACGAAATAGATGGCGTTTGGAATGAGGGTTCAAGCAACGATACAGACCAGGATGATCATCCCCATGATTTTAAGGTCGGCGACGCGGTTATCAGTTGGCAGGGCCGAGAGGGTGTTATCGAAGCGATCAACCTAATCGAGGATTTCCCAATAACGGTAAGGCATTCAATCCGAGAGCAGGTGTCCTACAAGTTAGGAGGCGTCAAGAAAAAGCATGATGATCATGCTATAGCCGAAACGCCAATCGAATCCACCAAGCGATACCGCGAACCGACGCTAGAGGACTTGAGGAACGGGCCGATCGAGTGCGAAGTTCGCGAAGACGCAGTGGGTGCAGAGTGGAAACCTAGAGTTCTTATCGGGATCGAAGATCAAGCGGTTTATCCGTTCCGAGTGCTTTGCGCTAGGCATCCAGACAAGAAAAGCCGATGGCCCTTGTGCCGAATCGAGGTGGCAGAATGATCTACATCGGCATCGACCCTGGACCAGAGGAGCATGGCGTTGTTTGGTACGATGCGACTGCCAAGCGGGTTGTGCGAGCGGAGAATTCGATAACAACGAATCTAGTCCCGTTGCTCTTTGACTTCGACGGCTCGGTGGCTATCGAGTGGATCGAGTCCTACGGCATGGCTGTCGGCAAGTCGGTTTTTGAAACGTGCCTTGAAATCGGTCGCTTGGTCGATGCACCCAAGCAGTTGAGGCTCATCCCAAGGCGGTTGGTCAAGCTTCATCTATGCGGGACCATGCGGGCGAAAGACCCGAACATCCGCCAAGCGCTGATCGACAAGCTAGGGGCCGTCGGGACCAAGAAGAACCCAGGGCCATTGTACGGCGTTTCGGGGCATCTATGGTCGGCTCTGGCGATCGCGGTTTACGCTGCGGAGTGCGTCGAGAGCGAAGCGGAGTACCGGCCAAGGCGATGACCCGTAAGAAAAACCTCCTGAAAAATTTCCCGAATTTCTTTCCGAGTGGACTTGCAAGGGCCGATGATTGTATTACAATTGAGGCACAAGCGACGCACAACGCGACGCGGGACACTAACCGGAGACGATGAAAGATGACGGCACAAGCGAGTTTTCAAATTGACAACGGACAGCGATTGCTAAAGGCTTCTGATTCGCGAGCGGTGATTGTTCATCGCTGGTTCGGGATGAAATCTACAAAAAGCAAGAAGTCGACGTGGAACGAGACTCTCGTGGTCTCAGGCCCAAGGGAATGGGTATTAGGTCAATGGGAAGTAATGAAAGCTAACTACGGAGCCTAGTTTAACAACAGCCTCATGCCGGGATAGGCTCCGGCAAATGGAGGAATAATGACCAAATCCAAACGCGGCGGCAAACGCAAGGGAGCAGGCAGCAAGCCCAAGCCGATCGACCAAACCAAGCCGGTTCAAAAGGGCTTTCGATGCTCGATGGAAGTAGGGGCGTTTCTGGCAGAGGTCGGAACGGGCGTGATCGAGGATCTGATTAAGGCGTCTGAGGTTTTCAAAAGGTGGAGTAAGGGCAAATGACACCAAACGCACGGAAGATATGCGATAGCGTCGCTCAGTGGATCCGGCGATCATTGTTTTACGGAGAATCTTTCGAGATGTTTTTCGAGATCGATGAATCCCGGAATCCTGTCGGTCGCTATGTGGCCTTCGAGGCTAAGTCAGGCGACAATACCAACAGGGTGACGATTCGCGTCGACATAATCGAAGACGGGCGGATGCCCGAGCGCGCGCTAAAGCTAGAGGCGTGGTATTTGCTTGGCAGGGTAAGGGGGCTAAAGTGACCAACTCCGCCGAGTATAAGGCAAGTAAAGCAACCGGCTAGGCTCTTGACTTGGGGCGGATTTGTGCGTTAATTGGGCATCCATTTTTTACGGGGTGCCTTTATGAAGTTGAACGAAATTCTCAAGTCGAAGCGAGTTTGGGCCGTTGTTGGCACGATCGCTGTCGTGGTCCTCAAAGACCGAACAAGCCTGTCTGAGCAGCAGATTCTGGAAATCGTCGCTTTGATTTCCGCTCTTGTCGTCGGCGATTCTCTCCGCCCGATCACCCCCAAGCCCGACGAGGTGGCAAAGTGATTTCCTTCGAAAAAATCCAGACCGAATCCAAAAAGCACGAGCAAACCTTCGCGGATTGCTACGCCGAAGCGGATGGCAATACTCGCGTTGCTCGGAAGTTACTTCGGCGAAAACTGGTTGCGACTTACGGACTTGATCCGGCAACGATCGCTTTGATTTTTGCCCTGATCCAGTTGGCTTTCAAGGCTTGGAAGTGGGCCAAGGATAACGGCTACCTGACGGCCTACGCTGCTAGCGATGTGCCGATGGGCTACCTTTTATCGACTGCTTACGAAGCAGGCGAACTTGACGGCGACGACGACGAAAACTAGCCCTCGCCAACCCGATCTTTCCCACGAGATAAGGCGTCGGAGAGTTGGCAGGGCTCAGAAATGGAGTTGAGAATGAGCGACGAACCCAAGCAAGAAACAAACCTTTTACCGCTGATTTTAGTTGGCGTGGTTTTGTTTTTTGCCTTGCGTCAACCAAGGGAAGGGGGTGAACAATCTGATACCGGTCGAGTAGAGACGGTTGTGAAATCGACTTTCCCCTCGATCCGGTCGGCTTATCGCGATGCGTTTCTTGAGGCGGCCAAGAAGATCGAATCTGGCGAGATAAAGAATCAAGAGCAGTGGACGAAGTGGATTGCTGACAACGCAGGAGCGAAGCAGCGAGAGGCCTTGGACAAGGTTTACTCCGCCATCGACGAATTAAAACTTCCGGCTGACTTTGCTGGCAAGGAAAAAGAGATCGCCGAGGTCAATCGCAGGATCGGGGGGGCTTGGTAGATGGATGACCAGCAGCCCCAGGACCAACTTCTTACCGAGATCCGCGGTATCGCTTGGAACGAATCTATCTGGCACGTTTTGGCAGTGTTCTCGCTGGGCATCAATGCAATTCTCGCTGCTGGGCTTGGTTTCACCGAGTGGAATACCGAAACCCGGCTCCGCTCTTTGGAGGCTCAGTTGGCTGACTACCAGGGCGACAAATGGAAGATTAGGGAAGCGTTGGAGAACGCCAAAACCGCTTTGAATCGGACCAAGAATCAAGAAGTCCGGCAAAGCGAGATCATGGTCTACTTGGATCGAGTCTCGGATAAGTTGAGGGCGAAATAATGGCACAGAAAAATTTTTGGGCATGGCTCAACATGGGTCGCGACGGTCAACCTATTGACGGCGAATCGGGCAGCGGTCAGCAGTATTTTGCGTCTGAGGATCGCAAGCCAAGCAAACTTTGGGGAGTGGCTTACTGGGCGTTTTACCTGGCAATAAGCGTGGTTTTCTTTTTGCCAATGATCTTCGCCTTGATCGTTATTGAGATCGGAGATTGGATCGATTCGGTCCTCGATTGGCTTGACGAAAAGAGGGGCTAATCGTGGAATTTACCGGCTACAATCCAGAGCTCGAGCGTCGCGACGAGATCGCTAACACAGCGACACCGATGGGCTTTAGGATGAGTGATTTCCAGGCTCCCGACGAGGTCGATCCAAGGCCATTGGTAAGGCACGATAAGCAGTTCAATATGGGCTCTTGCGGTGGCTTTGGAAACACCAACACCGGTGAATATCTTTGGGCCTTGAAAACCGGAACGGTCAGCGACGAGAGGCAGTTCAGCCAGTTGTTTTCCTACCTTGAGGCACAGCGGCTCGATGGGTTGCTCGGTCGCGATGCGGGATCGACGATTTCAAGCGGATTGAAGGTCAGCAAGGACATCGGGTATTTGCCACTTTCAGAGCTTGAGTACAAAACGCCGTACCCATCAAATGCTAGGACATTGATTACCGATGCGATGCGGAAATCGGCGGGACGTTTTAAGATTGAAAGTCACACTTGGCTTGAGTCTTACGATGAGATTTTTCAGTACCTGGCGTCGCAATGCGGTGGCTGTTTCGCTGGAACTGCCTGGAACGATTCTTTCTACTCGCGAAACGGCACCCTTGATTCCGTCAGTTTTACTCGCTCAGACGGTGGACATGCGTATGCTTTTCTGGGCTACTCCAAGCGGAAAGATCCCAAGGGCAGGAATTACATTTGGCGTTTGAACAGCCACAACGATTCTTGGACTGAGATTGCCCCATCGGTAATCGATACTCTTTGCCGTCACAATTACACTTCGATCGTCGGCGTTAGTGACTTGCTGACGCCCGGTCCACGCGTAGTCCTCTGGAAGCAAGCGAGGCCACTGGGATGATTCTGGTTATCGGTCTATTTGTCTTTGCTATCTTGGTTGCCATCGCTGCGGAGTCTGACGGCGGAGGGCCAACGCTATGATTGAAAAACACCTTCCGGCATTTCGGCGAGAGAAACAGGACAACGGAACAACTAGCGTCGGCGTTGATGGCCGGCAATACACCTCGGTAGACCGTAGGTATAAGTGCTGGATGCTTAACGGCGTCCCGGTGGACAAACCGACTGAGCAACGGCACGAAATACACCACGGGCCGAGGCTTTTGTTGATGGGTGCGATATGAACGAAAAAGGAGTTGCTATCGTGATTGGAACATGCTTGGTTTTGGTTTGGTTATTCGGTGGCACACCTGCAAAAAAGGTCGAGCCGATTCCCGTTGATGGGCTGATTGAATCGGTCGCAAGCGTTAGGGAGCTCACCACTTTACTACCGGGTAAAATGGGGCTTATCTTGCATTCTGTCGAGACGGAAAACCATTCTCCCGGCGTCAGCAAAACGGTTTCCAACTCTTCGGAAACTCCGAACAGTTCACCAAGCCCCTCCGATCGGCACGAAAAGGCCAAGCGAGAGATAATAATCTTCACGTCGAAAAACTGCCCGCCATGCGATCGGTGGAAGCGATGCGAGCAGGCCAAGTTTGAGGCTGACGGATGGACGGTAGCGTACTGCGAAGACCACAACTACCCGCTAACGCCTCACTTTTTAATCGAGTCAAGCAACAAGCAAACGGAGCATCGGGGCTATTTACCTTTTGAGAGAATTGACGAGGTGGTAAAGTGATGATCTTGGCGCAGATTTCTCAAGAGGCTGCCTTGGGCATCGGTACGGCGATGATGACGACGATGTGCGGCGTTGTTTCATTTCTTTTTGCTTACGTTATGAAGTTCGTTTCTGATACGAAATCGGACTTGAAAGAATGCAAAGAGGACAGGGACGTTCTCCACGAAAAGTTACACGCTCTCGCTCTCGAAGTAGGCAAGAATGCAAAGGGCCAATAATGCAATCACTCATCGACGAATTGAAGAAGCCTGAGTACACAAGCCTAAGCGACCAAGCGGCAGCTAGTGCGATCAACTCCAAAACTGTAGTTGTTAGATCGCTAGTCGATCTCTGGCAACTTGAAGAGTACGCAAGGCGAAACGGTATCAGGGTTGCACTCGAAGACGCCAAGGCAGACCATAGCAATCAGTGCAGGGCGATTGCAATCAACATTCTTGCCTATTTGACTTCGCCAAGAACGCAAAAACTGGACGTTGATTTACAAGAGGCTCGCGAAATGTTTTTTGCGATGATTCAATGTGGGTTTGCCAGCCAGCAGCAAGTCGATGAGATGATCGCACTTGGAAGCGAGACGGTTCTGTGGGTGGATCATCACAAGATTGGCAATCAATCTGCGGATTCGATTCGATTGGCAAGAGAAATAATCAGTGGGTTGAGGCAGCGTAAAGATAATTTGTTACAGGCTGGCTCGTTGCGTTGGAACGATTACGTTCAATCTGTCGATTCCTTAACGCTCGAAGATCCCGACCCGGAGTTGTAAACGATGGCTTTAGCAGCAACGTGCCAATGGGAAGTCCGCACAGGAGGCTCAGACGACAACGGAGGAGCCTTTAATTCCGCCGCAGCGGGAACTGACTATACACTCCAAAATGCAGCGCAAAAAACCGGCACTGATTTGACGATGCACCCAACGATCAATACGAGAGTCCAACCCGTTGGTGCTGGTGTTGCTGCTGCTGATGTTGGTAATGTAATTCAGGTTCGAGCCGGAACAGGCTGGACTGTTGGATGGTACGAAATCACGGCTCAAGACGGAACCTATTGGACGCTAGATCGCAGTCCGGCTGCTGCGGGTTCGGCCAACCTTGGAACCTACAATATGGGAGGGGCATTGGCTTCTCCAGGTAAGCTCGGTGAGGCCTTAGCTAACAGCAATAGCCGAGCAAGCGGAATGAATTGCTGGATCAAATCGGGAACCTACACGATCACTAGCACGACTGCAAATGTTACGGGCGGCAGGGTTTCATTGCCGTCTTCGATTATGCTTCGGGTCGAAGGTTACGACAACACAAGAGGCGATCTTGGGACGAAGCCTGTAATCTCCGCTGGAACTCAAACTTCGTTTACGATTTTCACTACTAACGGGGACTTTAACAACAAGCAGCAGTTTGTTGTGAATCTTGAATTCAATGGCAACTCACAAACGAGCGTTAGAGGTATTTCTTGTGTGGTTAATGGCTACAGGGATCGCATATGGCGATGTCGATCTAAGAATTGCAATAACGTTGGATTCTTTGGACAGGCTGAATTTATTGAATGTATTGCAGAATCTTGTAACATTGGCTTACAACCGTCATCACACTCCAGTCTTTATGGATGCGTTGCCTTTTCTTCGACTTCCGACGGTTTTTTGTTAGGTTCAACGCAGGGACAATCCGTGGTAAATTGCTTGAGCTACAGCAACGGTGGCAAGGGCTTCAACACAACGACTGGTTTTCCACACACGTTTATCAACTGCGTTGCTCACGGCAACACTGGCGACGGATTCGATTTTCAAACCTACGGTATGCAAGTTGCAATTAACTGCCTTGCAACAAACAACGGTGGCTGGGGCTTTAACCTTTCCAACCGAGACACGTTTTTAATCAATTGTGCAGGTCGCAGCAATACGACAGGCAACGTCGATACGACCACGGTCCCGTTTGTCAATCAAGGTTTTGTCACACTCACCGCAGATCCGTACCAGAATGCTGCTGGTGCAGATTTCCGACTAAATAACAATGCCGGTGGCGGAGCAGCTTTGCGAGGATTGGGTATCGGCGTGACAGGCCAAACAGACTCGCAAGATATTGGTGCGGTTCAGACTGCTGCTGGATCTAGCGGTGGCGGCGGATTGATACTACCTAGGCCAATGAACGGGGGCTATTCAGCGTGAAGCGAAAATTCAAAGGCGGATTAACTTCGGTGTCTCTCCCGGTTTTCATAGCCGATACATCGAGCACGACGGGCGGCGGATTGTCCGGTGTAACGTCGGCATCCAGCGGCTTGGTAATGGAGTATCGACGAGCGGGCCAATCGACTTGGACAAGCGTAACGCCTCAAGCAGGAAAGACCCTGGGCAGCTACCTATCGGGCGGCATCGTCGCGGATGGGTCGCTAGCGGGTGC